TTTTAGACTTAATCAAAGACCCAAACCAAAGAATGCCAACCCTACTGCTTTCTCCAAGCGTCTGGAACATTAACCATGTAGTAGATATCGTAGAGGGCAGTGCAATGGTTGGTCACCTTCCCCCACCAATAGACCCCAATGACTTTGCGGCACCTAGACAAAACAATATGTCAAAAAATCACAACAGAATATTACACATTGCTGGCAAGTTTGCATCTAAAGATAGAAACGGCACTAGCACTGTTATTGACATGCTTAAATACTCTACCGCCGAATATGAGTTGGTAATCAAAAGCCAAACCCCAGTAGATACAGACTGCAAAGATCCTAGACTAACTATTGACACATCCAACACTGATAATAATGCAGATTTGTATGATGGATTCGATGCTATGGTTCTTCCCAGAAGATATGCTGGACTATGCTTACCAATGAATGAGGCTCTAATGAGTGGACTACCAGTATTTATGACAGATATATCACCTAATAATTATGTACTTCCAAAAGAATGGCTTGTTGAATCTGATAAGATTGATAAACTTATGACACGTATGTGGCTTGATGTTTACGGTGCTAATCCTAAAAAACTAGCAAAATTAATTGATGACTATATTAATAATGAAAAACAAGATCAAAAGAAAAGAGCCTACAGTTTAGCCTTGCAACACTTTGATATTAATACTTTAAAAGATAAATACTTAAATGTTATTCAGGATGTAGTCGGTTGAAAACTTTCGCTTGAGTTCTTTTAGGTGAACAAATGTACCTTTGTCATCTCTAATAAATTGAATGTTTGTGTCTAATAAAGTTATCTTGTAGTCAGTATACTTTAAAATATAATATGAAAACCAAAGGTCATCAATAATATGATACTCTTCGGGACATTTAAACAGTCTATCGTCTAAAAATATTTTAGCAGAACAGATTAGTCCACCTGTACCAGCATAATTACCTATTTCATTTTTAGCAAGTCTATTTTTTTTCCAATAATCTTTTTCAACTTTATGAGCATAAAAAGATTTAACGTGCTGTTCATCATACTGATCATAGCAGTCTTGAATAAATGTTGAAGGTAATGCTTCATCATCATCTACAAAGATTATCTTTTCATAACCTTCTTTTGCTAAATCCCTTGCAAGGTAGAATCTTGAAAATTGTTTATATTTATTTTGATAATTTTTTATAAATATATTTGTTCCAAAGTCTTCACCATATTTATTAAAATAATTTATAAGTTTATTATCTTTATTTTCACAGTTATTGGATATATAAAAATCAAATTGTTTATTGGTTTGGTTCTGAAGTCTTTGAATAATTTTAGGCATGTTCTCAAGTCTAATGTACGTACACATAATTAGTGCAGTCTTAGACTTAAGTTTTATTTGGTTTTCGTATAAGTATGTCATAATAATAAAAGAAAGAGAGGGATAGGCCAGTTTGACTTATCCCCCTCTAAAGAATTACTTCTTCTTTACTGCAGCCTTCTTTGCCATAGCCTTCTTAGCAGGTGCCTTAGCAGACTTAAGAGCCTTCTCTACTTCCTTGGCATCTGGCAATACGCCAAAAGCCTTGTCGTTAGGGTTGATTGCTCTGATTGCTACTGGTGCAATAGCAGCAACAAGTGCTGTCCATAGATCCTTTGGATCTGTTACTCCAGCCATGTAAAGTGCTAGACCTGATGCAAGTAATGAGCGACCATATGATGCTAGTAGTGCCTTTAGTTGTTCTGTATTCATATTATTCCTCCTAGGATATAACTCGTGTTAGTAATGTAAAGCCAATCCATAGACCAATGATTCCTGCGACTCCCGCAAAAACTGGTGGTGCTGGCACTGGCAATTTGAATGCTGCGAACACGACACCGCATCCAAAACCTGTTAGTGTTGATAACATAATATCTTTCATGTGTGCTCCTATATTTTTTTATTGTTTGGGTGATCTTCTGGTGTAGGAGCAGAAATCAATGCCCCACAATTATTACATTGCATCTCTAGATTGTATTCTTTTATTTGGTAGTTATTTTTATCAAATTTAACAATACCCAAAAACCACTCATTGTCACAGTTTGGACAAATTGTTGTGGGAATACCTCTAAAACTTATCATCATTTTCCTTTGGTAAAAGCATTTTTAATTCTTTGTAAGATTTAGAAATTTGTTTCATAGCCGAGTAATCAGGCCTTTCAACTGAAAGAGTTTCCCCGTATATATCAAAATGGTTGATATGTGAATCAACATCTTGAACAAATTTGGATAATCCCAATTGAACTTCTTCAATATATTCGTATGCCCAATCACGAGACTCACTAATAAATTTTAAAAAATTATCTTTATGAATACTTTCTTCAGTTTTATTAGTATTGCTATTTTGAAGTTCTATAAGTTTTTCTAATGTAAAGTTATCAAAAACTAATTTAGTAATACTTTTTTTTGCTTCTAAAAATTTTTTTAGAATAACGCAGTAGAATACAAAAAAGCATAGTGATGTTGTTGATAATATAAAAATAATTAAAAGTTCGTTCATTTTTTTTCACCTATCCTTAAATCAATTGTATCATAAAAACATTTTTTATTATTCTTTTTATGAGAAATTATTTTAAAGTCCTCCAAAATATTTTAACAAATTTACATGATCAATAAAGCCAGGAAGCAATCTATTTTCTAAATCTCTTTGCCTTTCAAAAATTAACTCATGTTGGTCTAAGTTATTATCTTTTATAATTTTAGAAAAATGTTCTTTATCTACAATTCCATTACCTCTTGCAACTGTGTAATAATTATACCCAGTAAAAACGCTACCAGATAGGTCATTCGTAAGCAAAGATTTTTTAATATAATAAAGTTTTTCTACTAAAGTGTCTGGCATAGTGTTATTAATTGTAAAGTCTTTCCAGAATTTATTATTTTCTTTATTTGTTATGTAATGAAAATATAAGAAATCAACAACCTCTTCTGTTTCTTTTTTATATAGACTATTAAATCTTTTTTGATATTTTTTATCTTTAGTAAAGATGTGTTGTTTTTGTGAAAAAAATCTTTGAAGTAATTTAGTTAACTGCATAATTGAAGTTGCTTCAAGTGGTTCTACAAATGCTGAAGACAGTCCCACTGCTAAGCAATTATTTACCCACACATCCTCATATGATCCTGGATTAAACTCTATAGTTCTTGGAGAATCAATTGAGTGTCCAAGCATGTTTTCTACTTCAATTTTTGCACTATCATCAGATATAAAATCCGAATCATAAACGTATCCGCAGCCATATCTATGTTGTAGTGGTATTTTCCACATCCAGCCGTAGTCCATCGCAACTGATTCAGTATAAGGTGGAATAATGTTTGGGTTAGTTTCTAAGAAAAAAGGAATTGCTTTTTTCATTGGCAAGTATTTTGAATAACTGTTCCATTTTGTATTATAAAATTTTCCAATAAGTAATCTTGCAAAACCACTACAGTCAAATATAAAATCTACATCTACTTTAGAATCGTTTTCAAGACTTATTGCAGTTATATCTTGGTGATCATCAACAAAAACTTCTTTTAATTTTGAGTCTATAACCTTAATTCCACGAGATTTGCCAATTTCTGACAAAGTTTCTGCAAAATTTCTAGCGTCAAAGTGAATAGAAAAAGAAGCATAATGGTCAAAATTTAAAAAACTATTTTCACTGACTGTTAAATAGTCATTAAATTTAAAAGGTACTTTATTTTGATCTGAAACTTTTGCCGTAAAGTTGTACTGATTAAAATCTTCAGATCGGTTTACTGATAACAAATCCGATATAGATGGACCATCCCAGTTATATGGATTAATATTATAATTTATAGCATAAGCGCCTAGAGAGTTGTTATTAACATGAAAGTTGTGATGATAGTACTTTTCGTTTTGTGACCAATTTGTAAACTTAATTCCATTTTTAATAGTTGCTTTAGATTTTTTAATAAATAAATTAGTTGGAATATCTAAATAATCTAGTAAAGCAATTAGGTGTGGAGTTGCACCCTCTCCTGCTCCCAGGATTCCAATTTCACTGCTTTCAATGATAGTAACGTTATCATTTTGAAAAGCCCTTTTTGCACAAATTGCTGTTAGCCAGCCAGCAGACCCTCCACCAAGAACTACAATGTTTTTCATTTAAGTGCCTCCCTTGTAACTAAAATGATTGCTCCTTCTTTTTCTAAAGCATCCTTTAATTGTACTACATACTGCAAGGCTGCAATTTTTTCATCATGCACCAACCCAGCAAATTGTTTTTCATCTAACTTTATAGTAAGAAAGTGATCATTGTCAATAATATTAACTCCAAAACCTTTTGGGGCTTGTATATTATGAAAGGCTCTACGCATAGCATCTGTATACATTATTGTTCCGTTGTTAGGGTTTGCCAAGTATCAGCCCAGTCGGCTTTAGTCTTGTGGCTATTGAACTCTCTAGAAGGTTTTCCATCTTCAAGATAAACGCCACCCCAAACTCCCCATTCTTTTCCAGAAATTCCGTTTGCAAAACATTTTGATATTAGTGGACATTGCATACAGAGTGCATCAACCATAAGCCTGCTGTCAACATCATCTTCATATTTATCAAAAAAGATATTTGTATCTAAATTTTTACATGGAGCATCGTCTTTCCATAAATGCTGCTTCACGTTTACATCCTATACTTGTTTGATATTTCCCAACCCTTGTCAGTAAGTTTGATATCTTTCTTTATGTACCACTGATCTGCGATACGAATACCATTAACGTCTGTTCTGCCAAGATTACTTCTCTTGAGTTCTAGAACATCCCAACCCACCCACTTTAAATTGTCATTCTTTGCAACAATTTTTTCCATCATTGCTAAATCTTTTACCAACATTTTTTACCCCTTAATACCTAAAGATTCCAACTTCAACATTGTTTGATTCTGCAGTATCAACTAATTTTGATTGCAACTGATTTGCAGTACTCAAAAATGCAAAGTAATTAACATAATTTATGTTTTCTTCTACCCAAGATTGAGGTGCTTTATAGAACTTAATCTTTTTCCCTCTAGCCTTCATGCCTCTTTCAGAAAGATTTGAAAATTCAGACACCATTGAATTAATCCTTGCTGGACCAACTGAATAGATTGTAAACTCTTTATCTTCTTCTTTCATTCCTGACAAGGCAACACTCATAGCACGAAGAAATACGTTATAATCGTTAAATTCTTTCGTTCCCTGTACTGCCACTATCATCAGATTTTCCATTCTTTAGGTTATCCAAAATGAATAACATTTTATTAATTTCTTTATTTGACATTTGTTTAGTATCTAATGGTATAGCAGTTTCAGGTATTGGATCACCTTCAATGGCATCAGCAACATAAAATACATTGTCCGATACCCAATATGCTTTTTCATCAATTACTATTACCTTAATTCTATCCTTTTCTTTGCGTTTTGTCAACTGCGAAGAACGGTTTTCACTAAAGTTTGAGCGCAACTGTTGAGAAAAAAACTTTTTCATAATCCTGTGTAGATCACTCTGCCTATACAAGGTTCTGCTAAACGCTTTATTTCTTTTTTTAGTTGTTATCTTAATTATAAACCAAGAAGCAAGTATTGTCAAGACAAAGGTTATGACATATAGCACTAAG